CTATAATAAGCGAGTCGACTTCGTGGGGCTTATGGAAGAATGCGGATGGAAAAAAGTTAAAAACGGAGGCTCTCGAATTTACTTCTTACGGCCAGGGGGTACGAGTGAACATAGTGGGTCGTATAATACCGAAATGGGATTATTTTCCGTATTCTCAACGAACACGCCATTTCAAGTTGGACGGGGCTATAAACCAGCAGCAGTCTATACAATACTCAAATGCAACTCGGACTTCAAGATGGCGGCCAGAACTTTACTTGAACAAGGATATGGAGAAAGAAAGCAAAAGTACGGTATAGCAATAGAGAAGGAAGTATTTGAGAAAAAAAAAGGAGGCTTGAGTAAAGATGAGATTGTAACATATCTAGTTCGCAAGCATGATAAAAGCGTAGAAGAGGCCTCGGAAATAGTAGAGAAGTTGGATGTTGAGTTTGGTGATGAAATAAAAGAATTTTGGGAGACTAGGGAAAAGAATGGGGTAATAATGCCCATCATTCAATTAGACAAGCTGGAAAGATTCTTGCATGATAAAGGTGGCTTCTCGTTATATTTTTATGAGCCTAATAGTGTGTTTTATCGTTTAGTTCGCATTCAGGACGGAATGGTAGAAGAGAGTTCTACCGAGCAAATAAAGAAGTTTATCAAGAATTATATTAATAGATTGCCAAGTTCGTTTGATATGGGGCTTGATCCGCAAACACTTATGGAGACTATTTATAAGGGATCAAATACATACTTCTCGGATAATTTCTTTGAGTTTTTTGATAGGGCGGAGATAGAGTTTTTAGAAGATACTAAAGATGTTTGCTATTTCCCATTTGTAAATGGGGTTGTAAAAGTTGCCAAAGACGGAATTAAACTAATGACATATGGAGAAATCGGGAAAGTGATTTGGAAATCGCAAGTCTTGGATCATAAGATATACATTGAGGATGACTTTAAGATTGAGAATTGCGAGTACTTTAAGTTTTTGGATAAGATAAGCGGAGGAGATAATGGTAAACTACTTTATTGCCTATCATTGATAGGGTATCTTTTACATAAATATAAAGACCCCGCTAGGCCATTTGCGGTGATCCTAGCCGAAGAGACCGAAAATGAGGCCAAAGGTGGGGGAACGGGTAAGGGGATTTTTGTAAAGGCATTGGGGTATATCAATAACCTAGTGGTAGTAGATGGCAAGAACTTTAAAATAGATAAGAACTTTGCCTTTCAAAGGGTTGATCTAGATACTAGGTTAATAGCCATTGAGGACACTCGTAAGAACGTGGATTTTGAGGGTTTTTACTCGATCATAACGGAAGGTATAACGGTCGAGAAAAAGAACAAGGATGAATTGCGGATTCCTTATAAGGATAGTCCTAAAGTTATTTTTACCACTAATTATACTATTCCTAATAGTGGAAACCATGCTAAGAGAAGGCAAAAGATATTTGAATTTGCGCCTTACTTTAGCCCGAAGCATACCCCAGAGGATGAGTTTGGTCATAAGCTATTTAATGATTGGGATAAGGATGAGTGGAATAGATACTTTAATTTGATGTTTCATTGTGTCCAGGATTATTTGGAAAATGGGGTTAGTGAGATGCCAATGAGTGAGAGTTTGAGTAGGAAGCAAATAAGAGTGCAATTTGGGGAAGAGTTTTTAGACTATTTTATGAGCCTGGAGGGCGAGAGTGGGTTGACCATTACTTTGGAAAGACTCTATAATGATTACCTAACTTTTACTGGTTATGATAAGAAAGATTACTCATTAAAAAGGTTTAATAAGGCGATTGAAGAGACGTGTGGGATATTAAAAATGGACTACAAAGTGGTGCGAGATCGGGGTCAAAACAACAAAAAATGTTACGTTATTAACTTTAAGAAAGAATTGTCTGATGAGTTTTTTTGAGACACTAAAGTTTTTGTCTAACAAATGTAGTCCATTTTGGCAAAATGTAGGGCAAATGTAGGGCAAATGTAGGGCATTTTTGATTGTAAAACATTGATAATGAGCTTTGTAGTCCATGTAGTCCATTTTTCTCTATATTTTGGTCACCCTATAAAAAAATACAAGAATTAAATAGGGGTGGGGTATATAGAGAATTGAGGGAAAATGGGAAAATGGTATTTGGTTGGCTTGGGGGTTTTTGGCAGATCGAAACCGAAAAGGTTCCGAAAAGGTTTTTGGCAAATGATACACCGAGGCGGTGCATCGAAAGGTTTTTGGCGGTTGGGAGTTTTTGTCGGGGTTTTTGGGGTTTTTGGCGGGGTTTTTGGCTTAAAATGTGGCAAAAATGACATTTTGGGTAGTTGAAAATGAAATAGTTGTATTTGAAACGATATTTTAAACATTGAAAATCAATCATTTATGGAATTATTAAACATTTTAGAGGCCGTTTGTTTTGTTATGGGACAGGATATTGAAAGGGTTAAAACGAAGGGAAGGTATCGCGAATTGGTTATCTGTCGTCATTTATTTTATTATTTGTCAAAATATTATTACGGCGCAAAACTTCGCGACATTGGTCGAATTACTGGGGTTGATCATACTAGCGTTATACATGGAATAAATCTCATTAATGATTTACTATATATCAAAGATGATACAATCACAAAAGCAGTTGAACAAGTTCAAATGTTTATAAGAGAGCGTTATCAATCAGATAAAAAGATCGTAGTATTTGTCCCTTATTCGGTAAACTTGCCTAAACTTGCCGAAACTTTACAAACTGAATACAAATGCCGCGTTATTTTATAAGGCCTTTGTGTTTTATATACATCGCGATGCAATAAAAAACAAAGGTCAAACGTTGCGGATTTTCATAATTTGCAAAGGCTTTTGCTAGATTGTCGTAATTAGCCTCAATCCAGCCCCATAATTGCTCTAATTCATCCATGGTAAGGTAAAGTATTGGTTAATACGCAAAAGGCCTAAAAAGGCCTTAAAATGCGTTTCGGGGATATTGCCCCTCGTCAGTTAACCTTTAAAATGGTCATAAATTGACATAATTGGCAATATTACTTTGCTTTTAACCTCAAATGATTCTATTAATGATAAATATTTGTCGTATAAATTATCAAAGACCTCCTGTGCATCTTCGGTGTAACTTGTTTGATCTTCATCTTCATAAATATAAATGGTGTCTCCTAAAATTTGTTCTAGTTCATAAGCAGCTAATTCGCTAGCTAATTCAATGGCGTTGATTGTAATGTTCATTTTAATTGGTTTTTAATGTTTCTCTGATAATTTGATAATGTAATTCTGTTGCATCGCTTACGTTTAAATTATAAGTTAAAAAAATGTTGTGTACTTTTTTACGATCATTTATTGAGGCATCTCGTAAATAATGGCGAAATTCATAATTCCAAAACCATCCAATACCTAAATAATTATATGTACCTATAAATTTTTCATCTAATTCTTTTAACTTAATATATGCGTCTGTTGTTATTGTATCAAGATTTAATAGTGATTTCATAATATTGATTTTATTATTTACAAAATGAATCTTGTAATTGCCCAATGATAACCCCCGCGCAAATGAGCGCAATTATAAGGTAAAGAAGTTGTTTATTTATTTTCATGAGCTTCAATTTTATTTAATATTTCATTTGCATCAATTCCATAAATTTCAGTTATATAACCATCTTTTATTTGATCCAAAATTTCATCTAATGTTTTATATTCGGGCATATATTCACAATGATCAAAATCATGCTTAAAAAGACGAGCATTGGTGTAACCTCCGCGAGCATCGCAGCCACCATGAATTTGGAGTAAAACATAGTCTTCTCCATTCAATTTTAAATATGATCCTTGTAATATTTGTGATAAGTCACTATCTCCATTATATGTGTTGAATGTTCTAATTATTTCAATATCATAAGCACACTCGTTTAAATAATTCCAAGCAGCAGAAGATACACCATACACGTCAGCGTCACAATCCCAATCTTTTGCATCTTCATTAAGTTGATTGAATCCTATGCAGACTTGGTCAATAGACAGGCCAAAATTATTTAAGTAATGAAATACACTAACTGTTCTTTCTATTTCACCATATTGATAATTGTATTTCTCAAATGGCTCATTATAAAAGTCAGTTATTGATTTGTTAGCGTTGCGTTGATGATGTCTGCCATAAGCACCACCACTGTCAAGAAAATGCTCACCTGTATTTTCAATAAGCATTGAGTAAATGATTTCACTAACGTTGTTAATCTTTTTCATGTTAAGTTGTTTTATTGGTTAATAAAATTGATGATAAAAATAGAAGCGAAAAATAAAACTGGAATAAGTACGTTCAAAAGTGTTTCGTTAATCTGTTTCATAATTGGTTTGATTTTATTGTTTGTCATATTGACTATACAAATATACATACATTTTTAACTAAACAAAATTTTTTATACAAATATTTTATACACATATTTATTCACATAGTGTGATTTCATGTTAAGAATAAGGCATAAACAATTGATAAATTGTGAGTTATAATGCGTAGAAAAGGCTTCTATATAAAGAAAAGCAAAGAAGGATCAGTGTATTTACATTTATATGTATCTGATTTTCAACAATATATACAAGATTTAAAAGGAGATGACGGTTGGGTTACCTTTCGTTTATTTGAGCGTGACAAACCAGACGAGAAAGGACACACACATAACATGGAGGCCATAAAACAAAACAAAAGCACGAATGATGGACACGATTAGCCAAGAACAAATCAAGGACAAATCTGTGAGGATAAGCCGCAAAACTGGTAAACCAGTGCAACAACACGGAGGATGGCGACCCAATTCAGGACGCAAACGCAGAATGGAGGAAGAGGAAATAATCGAACGCCTCGAACCTATGGCCGAAACTGCATTCCGTGTACTACATGAAAAGCTAGCGCAAGGCGATGCACGAGCATTACAACTATATATGCAGTACTTCATTGGTCTACCTACACAGAAGATAGAAAGCAAAATAGAAGGACAACTTAATCAAGTACAGATCGAAGTAATTAAACCAAATGTGCAGGCACTTGAGGAGGCGCAAAACTAAATTCGATGCGGGCGGCTGGCGAGCGCGGGGATAGGGTTTTTTTGGGCCGTTTCTGTTCGTCTCACTGGGGTTTTTTTGCGGCCCACTAATGGGGGGAACTTAAAGAAAACACAAATTTGACATATCGGGGTAAACTCAGATTTCTGGTATCAATAAAACTCTTGTCTAAACAAAAATATTAATGACCCCATTTTTATACCTACTTTTCAAACCCAAAAACTAAAACTCAATTTTTAGAAAATCACTAAAACTATGAACGCTAAACTACAAACTAACAAGGTCTTTGAAATATTGCAAGACTCAAAAAAGCGCATTACGGTAATGCAAGGAGGTTCTCGTAGTGGTAAGACTTATAATATCCTTATTTGGTTTATTATAAAACTCTTACAAGAAAACGGAAAAACATTAACGGTAGTAAGACAATCTCTTCCAAGTATAAAGGGTTCGGTCCTACGCGACTTTGTGGACATTCTTTCTAGGTTGGGTATATATTCAGAGGATAATCATAACAAAACGGAGCAAATTTATCAGCTTAATGGTAACGTGGTCGAGTTCGTTAGTGCTGATCAACCACAAAAGATTCGTGGTAGGGCCAGGACCTATTTATTTTGCAATGAGGCAAACGAATTAAGTTATGAAGCATGGATGCAACTTATCATGCGTACGGAAGGTAAGATAGTGATTGACTATAACCCATCCGATTTATCATCTTGGATTTACGATGATGTGATTCCAAGAGATGATGCGGATTTTTATATCACAACATTTAGAGACAATCCATTCCTTCCAAAAGAATTGGTGGACGAATTGGAAAGACTTAAAGATGCTGATCCAAACTATTGGCAAATATACGGCCTTGGTGAACGTGGACTCAGCCAAGATTTGATATACCTACATTACCGAACAACGGACACGATTCCAGAAGGTGAAGTGGTATATGGTTGCGACTTTGGATTCAATGTACCATCAACGCTTATCAAATGTATATTCCATGAAAATGCGGTCTATGTACAAGAGATGCTATATGAAACAAAACTTACTACAAATGACTTAGTTGAAAAAATTGTAGCTTTGGGATTAGATAAATACGATGAATTGTATTGCGATGCCGCAGAGCCAAAAACCATTGAAGAGTTGGTAAGACAAGGACTAAATGCAAAGCCAGCAAATAAGGATGTTGTGGAAGGAATTCGCACCGTTAAAGGTACGCCACTATACATTCATCAAGATTCCGTAAATTTACTAAAAGAGATAAAAAATTATCGTTGGAAAACGGATCGTAATGGCAATAAGCTAGATCAACCCGTTAAGTTCAACGATCACGCTCTTGATGCTATGAGATATGCAATATATTCTAAATTAACAATCCCAAGTGTTACTTGGGGTGCAATATAACAATATGGGATTATTTGATTTATTCAAAAAGAAGGGCATCAATCCTTATCCGACGAACGCAGTGCAAATGGTCGGCATCAATAGTTCAGTCATTCAAGATTATACGGGAGTTGAGTATGTAAACCAAGGTTATCTTGGTAATGCAGATGTATATTCCATTGTGAGTTTTTTAGCGCGTAAGAGTGCAAGTATTCCTTGGTATGTTTATCAACTTAATCCAGGAGAGAAAGCAAGAACAAATTTGATGCGCTATAAGCAACTTTCGAAAGGCGTTGCAAATCGTGGTGCGTATGAGCAAGCGATAATTGCGCGCAAGAACGCATATAGCGAGAACATCATTATGGGTACGCCACTTGCTAGACTTCTTGAACAACCAAATGGCTATCAATCTCAGGACCAATTTTTTGAGAACTTATTTGGCTATCGCTATTTAAGTGGTGAAGGTAATGTTTATGGCAATGATGGCAAGATGGGTGGCACATTTAGTGAGCTTAATATTTTACCAACGCAGTTCCTAGAGATTTATCCCGACCCAAAAGATGTGTATGCAATTGCAGGATATAAATTGCAAATCGGTGCAGGAGTTGATCTACCAAAAGAGCAAGTGATGATGTGGAAGAGTTGGAATCCTGACTTTGATGCAACTCGCAGAACACATCTTCGTGGACTATCTCCACTTCGTGCTGCATATAAAACACTTCGCATGAGCAACAATGCTGCCGATGCAAGTGCAACAATGACGGGAAATGGAGGAGCAAAAGGAGCTATTACTCCAAAGCCACTTGGTAGCATCGTGCCTAATTTCACGATTGAGCAAGCAAACGACATTAAGCGTGCAGTGAATGAGAATCTAAACGGGATAGATAATAAGGGAAGGGTTGCAGTATTGCAGACCCCATGGGATTACCTAAACTTTGGATTGAGTAGTGTAGATATGGAGCTAGTGAATACACTTAGAATGAGTATGCATCAATGGTGTAGAGTGTTTGGGCTTCCAGCAGTTCTATTTGATGTTGATACATCATCATACAATAATTATCAAAACGCAATGCGTGATTTAATTACCAACACAATTATTCCAATGTGTTGCCAATTGCGTGATGAGTTAAATAA